GCTTCGCTTGCGAAGAGGAAAGTCCGGACACCAAAGAGTAGCATAACGGGTAACGCCCGTCCGTTCGCCTCGGCGAATGAGGACTAGTGCAACAGAAAGGCCGGAGTTCTTTTTATCCACTTCTATAGGAATACTTCATGACGCCTTACTATCGCCCTCAATTCGCGGACCTCAGTTCATCGTCAGTGCAATACACTTATAGCGTTAACGAAGACGGTTCGGAAACTACGATCGCTGATCGTAATACCGTTACGTCCGAGAACGTTCTAACTGGATTCACTGCGTTGTCCTGCGGACCGCTCGTTAAGGGTGACTTTAAGACGCCTAACCCATGGAGCTATAGTAAAACCGAATCAACTATTGGAGTTGCTAACGAGCTCACGATTAGTGGTCCTTCGGGTAAACCGAATTCCATTACTCAGGCTAGTTACCAAAACCCCTTCGCAGGGGATCCTTTAGATTTCGGTGCCATCGAAGATCGTGCTTACAATGAGTTAGTTGCGAAATTCTACGAGAAGATAAGAGGAAACCTCGATCTGTCTACTGCTGCCTTTCAGGCGAAGCAGACGGCTCGTATGTTCTCTCTTGTCGATCAAGTAGAAAAGTACACAACACAGTACACCAAAAGAAAGGTGTTCAATAACTCTGTAATCAAGAAAGCCGGTGGCGCGTGGCTGGAGTACGTCTACGGCATAAAGCCACTCGTATCTGATATCTACCAAACCGCTGTGGAGTCTCTTGACTACCAACAGCAGAGGGCTGATTCTTATACGGCTTCCGCCAAGGCGACTGAGGAGGACCAGGTCGAACGGGTATCTACCTTCCCAGGTAATACCGGACGTTCATATCATCGAACGAGTGGGAAAAGTTCCGTTGCTTATACTGTACGGGCAGCTTTTAATCTTCAATCTCAAACCGAGATTGATAGGTTTACAAGTCTGAATCCATTAAGTATTGCATGGGAACTTACTCCATACTCTTTCGTTGCTGACTGGTTCACCGACGTAGGTGGTTACCTACGTGATGCTGAGACAGCAGTCCTGTATGCGCATCGATTCAAATCCGGATCTATATCCAGATTAGAAGTAGTTGAAAAGAATTGGAACTACAATTTAAATGTAAACCAAGTCGGCGCACTGCGCCAAATGGTTTCCAGTTATGGTAGTTACAAGAACGTCAACTTCTCTCGAGGCGTTATGCTAGGATCGCTGTTCCCAAGACCTCCGACGCTTGACATCAAGCTTGGCGCGTCGCGGATGTTTTCCGCGGCCGCTCTCCTATCTCAGCTATTAGGAGCGGGCACTAAACGATGAACTTTCATCATTTACACCCTTAACTGGGCAAAGGAGCCTTTTATGGCTGCAGCAGCGAATATTATCCTCGCTGATGGTACAACGCCGACCGCGGTGAACCATACATTCTTCCCTCTTGGACCGGATCCCAAAGACTCTACAGTCTTTTGGTTCGAAGATCAGAGTCAAGCCACTCCCATCGGCTTCTGGCGAATTTCCGTTCAGGTCATTCGTCCAGGAGCCGCTAAGAGCGGTGACAACTCAGGTTCTCGAACCATTCGGATCAAGCTCGGTGTACACACGCCAGTTCTGGAAACGATCGGAAACGCCTCACTTAATGGCATTTCCCCCGCTCCAACTCTGGCTTACGTACCTCGCGCTTTCGTTGAGTTCGTGATCCCTGAACGCTCGTCAGCCTACGACCGTCGCAACTTGCGTCAGTTGATGGCCAATTTGTTGTTCCATTCGTCTCTCGACAATGTGATCAACAATTTGCAACCGGTTTATTAACCGTTTGTTGAGCGCGTCACCTTTTGGGTGACGAAAGTTTGAAATCAACTCTTATAGAGTTGTAAACATACCTTTTTCAAGGATTAGTCTATGAACGTCTCTAGACTCGACATTGCAGCGTTGCAATGTGCATGCGAACAGATCAACACACCTCGGTCCCTCTCGGTTTGGATCATGATGAAATATTCTTGTTACCAAGAGTATCTCGATCTCGATATCAAACCAGAGCAGTATGATTCAGCTCACTTATTTGGGTTAGATTATTTTGTCACGAAATTCCTTTCGAAATGGAAGGGTTTTAAGGTAAAAGGATTGGATCCAAAGATGGTGGCTATCGGCGACTGGTTATCAGCCGAGTCTCAGAACGCTCTAACGAACACCCGGCTCAGAAATCACATGAAGAATCCTCTTACTACTGAGGATCCTTCCGTTGAACCAATACTTTTCTTGGCTCAGCGTAAAATACGTGATATCTTGGGCTCGGTGCCTCGGTTGAGCGATCTCAGCAATCATGCTGATTGGAGTAAAGGTAGTACTTTCGACTTGCGTCTGGGTACACACTTTACAAGTAAGATGACCTCAAGGATGACCGTAACCGGGTCCGCTTATAGTTATATGAGCGAACTCGTGGGCCATGATCCACACTGGTGCGCAAGCATCGGTCTGGATATAGATGGCCCCGTTTCTCTTTTACCCGAATGCTTCACTTTCGTGAAGGGTAATCGATTAACGACGGTGCCTAAATCGGCTAAGACAGACAGATGTATTTCCATCGAGCCAACTGCGAATATCTATTTGCAGAAGGCCGTCGGAAGTATTATCCGTCGTCGTCTTAAAAGATTTGGGGTGGACCTCGACGATCAATCGAGAAACCAACAGCTTGCCCAAATCGCTAATATAAACGATCTGTGCACTGTTGACCTCTCGTCCGCGAGCGACACTATAACTATAGAGCTTGTCAAGTCTCTTATACCAATTGATTGGTATTTCCTCCTCGATGATCTTCGTAGCAAAGAAACGTGTTACGAAGAGACATGGCTCACGCCCCATAAATTCTCATCTATGGGGAATGGGTTCACGTTCGAGTTGGAAAGTCTCATATTCTACGCTTTAACAAGCGCAGTCTGTGAATACTTAGAGGTACCGAATCCAACCGTTTCAATCTATGGAGATGATATCATCGTCGACCGCGAAGCCTTTAAAAAGCTTTCATCGGTTTTCGATTTCGTAGGATTTAAGATTAATCAGAAGAAAAGTTTTTCTTCTGGTCGTTTCTTTGAATCCTGCGGATCTCATTTCTTTGATGGGCAGTTGGTTACGCCCGCTTATCAGAAGAACATCTCTGTTAAGCGTGAGGAGATCATCAGACTGCATAATCGACTCTTCCGTTGGTCTGGAAGGGTTGTAGTCGATGGGTTCCTTGGAAAAGCTTGTCACTTCATTATTAAGTCGTACAAACGACTCTTTAAGGACGATAAACATGTTCCCAGAATCCCTCGACATGCTGTCGATGACCGCGGTTTTCTATCTGATCTTGCTCTTCTGCGCTTTAGCGGTACTAACGACGGTTACATCTGTCGTGTGTATACTAATTCTCAGAGGTTCAGATCTGCTAGTCAAGCCGCTTTCCTCGCGTACAAGCTCCGAAAAGGCCAAATCAACCAAGATCCTGAACTCGAATCAGTAGCATCGCTATTGAGTTCGGATTCGAAGGGTCAAGGTCGATACGGCGTTGACGGTAGTTATCGCTACACTACTGCTTACTTCCCAGTAATCAGGTAGCCATCACTTTTCTTCTCTATGTGAGAAGTGGAAAG